CCTGCATTCTTATCTGTCTGCGTTTTAACTTTTCAGACAACCCTATCATTCCTTCGCTTGTGCCTATTTGTTTAGCACTTTCCAAAGCAATACTAGCAGGAGTTCCTTCTCCAGTCATACCAGACATAGATGCTCCAACTACGTTAGAGGCAAGGACTTTATTTAACTCTTGTCGTCTTTGTAATTCACGACCTTCAGCGGCAATCTTTTCTTGTCTAGCCTGCTCTTCTAAAGCATCTTGTTGCGCTTTGCCTGCCTCAACTTGACCGTATATACTTGTTGCCGCACCAGCTACTACAGCTACCTGTGCCGCTACTATAAAAAATGCCATCTAAATATCCTCTGGCTCTAACAAAGCCGCTTCTATCTCGTCTATATCAGTTAAATGTGTAGGGTGATATGTAATCCATACACAGTCTGTTTCAGCGTATATAACACGCTTAGTTTGCGGAATAGTCTCTCCCATAAACGGAGCCTCTATATCCAAGTTACCAAATTGGCTAGACACCTTACATCTACCCTTTACTACCATGTACAAGTGAGTCGTCTTGTGTAACGCCCCTACTACGCATACGCCAGCAGGGATAAACAACTCTCTTGCATATAAGCCATCACTAAAATGATGCTTTACTTCTAACTCTACAGTGTCACCTTTTAACATCAATGACTGTAGTTTTAATATGTCATCTTGCTTTGCTACTTGATTTAAGATGATTCTACCTCGTATTCTATAGCTTGGATATGGAATGGTGTAGGACTAGGTACTGTAATCACAGGCTGTATGTCTATGCCCCATCCGTTACCACCATTGTTATCTTCTATAATACCAGTTTGTTCAGGTAGATTGGAATCTAATGGCGTGTTTGCTGCATCACCAAACTGTCTAATAGGTACAGGATTGTCATCAATGTATACACCAGAGCTTTTGTACACTCGCAAGTTCATGCGCGTTATCTTCTTTTCACGCATTTGGTTTTGTCCTGCAATCCTATTTGAATTGGTATTTAAGGGCATACCTACAATCTTAGGTGTAAAGTTGTAACCTACCTCGACATCAATTACAGCACCAGAGCCAAGAATAAATGTTTTTTCTTCATCAGTTAAAACAATAAAACCGCCTGCTTGGACTACGCGCTTAGGAAGAGTATTACCTCTAGCTACAACGCTAACCGTTTGCCCATCTAAATGACACGCTCCAAGATTTTTTAAATACAAGTTATTATTTAGTATGCTTGAAGGAGCTGTTCGTTTGATAGCCGAGTCTAATAGGTAATCAAAGTCCCACTTCTCTATTGTGTAAGTAGTAGTAGTATCAGTTGTTCTTTTGTTCACTAAGAATAAGTCATTGTTTACTACAGATACAGATACAGTTTCTAAAGCATTATAGGTAAAAGAACTAAAAGATAAGTTTGGAGTGCCGCTCAAGGTTCCAGAAGAGGGCGGTGTATTTAAGCCTTCTGATCTTGTGGTTTCAATGACACTACCGTTAATAGCAGTAACAATATATGTAGATCCGTTAACAGTATAAGAGCTATTTAATACTGGCGTTCCAGAAGAGATGGTGAAAGAAAAATTATTAGTATCTCCGTTAATCCACTTAGTAAATCCGTTAATGTCCTGTGTACGCAAAGTATTAAGGATTGCAGACGTACCATCTTGGTTAACAATGAATATCCAGTTAGCATCTTCTGATAACGATCCAGTCAATGCGGCTAGGTCAAGAGGCTGATCAATAAGCTGAGAAGATAACACAGATATGTCTGTACTGTTGTAAGCATCTTCATTGTAGTTATACAGATAGGATCGTAATGTTCTACCGTTTTGATCTACAAACAATGTTGCACCATCTACAGACTTAACCTCTAAGAACGATGCTCCATGCTGTGTTTGCGCTTCAATAGAAATGTCAGATGGAGTATTACCCCTAACAATAAACTCTGCCCCTGCTGTAAACACCTGTAGGCCACGATCAGGGTTAATGTCGATAATCTCTGTAAGCTGTCTTGAGGATATGGTTGTAAAAATACCCTCGTCGTCGTCACCTTCTTCTGTGTAGAAATCAAAGAACGATCCAGACCTAGATGCAAACAAACTCTGTAGCTTAGACTTTGTACCGCCTAACCATAACCTTCCTGCATAGAATGCGGCTGTCTTAGGGTATCCTCTAGTAGCAGACCATACGTCTTCTTTTCTAGGAACTCCTTGAGTATTTAAAGCAAACGATATTTCATTATTAGTGCCGCCTATTTCTGATGTTGCAAAGCCAGACCATAATTCAAAAGATTTAGCAGACTCACCACCAACTGTAATTGTAAATATACTATTACCGCCTGTAACAGAAACACCTGTATCACCAAAAATAGGCATTTCTTGTAAGTTTTTTTCTATGTTTGCGGAAGATGATGATGCACTTTGTGTTAATGTTATATTTTTACTTAACACGCCTTCTACATCTATTTGAAATCTATCGCCTGCATCAAAATGATTTAATGTCATCGTTGTTACATAACTTGTAGGCGTAGGGCTAGACGCATCGTTATAATCGTACTGAGGCACATTAAGAAAAGGAATGTCGTCAATAGTAAATACGTCACCACCTGTGTTTATTATTCTTTTAGGATGATGATCCTCATGGAACATTAACATGACATTTTCTGTTTGGACATCACGTACAGTTGCTACTTCACTAGACTTAAAGGGCAAGGGTAGATTAGCCACAGGAATATAAGTAGAGGTTTGATCTGTAATTCTATACAACGCCATGTTGCCATACGAAGGTGTAGTTTCTTCACCCCCAGTAACAACACATAAATAATGTTTATCATGCTCAATACTAAAATCAAACGTCTTAACGTCAGAAGCATTAGCTGTGTGATAAAGTATATTAAACTCACTGAGCTTAACACCGTGCGGAATATTTCCAGTATCGTTTTCTCTTACAATTCTAAAGTATTGATAGTCTACATTATCGCCTGCTCTTATTCGTATAGACTGAGGATCTGCCGTCACAGTTATTGATTTTAATAATGCCCAAAATGAATTATCTGTAGAAGCCTGTATTTTTAACACACAAGATGCGTTGCCAGTTAACTGTATATCTTGTACGTCAATGTACTTACCTAAACTGCTTTGTCCAGATATGTCGTAGTTTACCAATATAAAAGGAGTGCTAGTTGTACCACCTGCGTCAATATCATTTGTAGTAGTTGTCGTAGCCCTATCAAAATCATTAATGTCAGCAGGAGTGCCACCATTAGGCATAGACGCAGTAATTTCAGAGCTAATAAAAGGCTTAATTATCTTCTCTGCTAGATCAACGTGCTGTGTTCCTGCTCTACGCTTTAACCCTCCCTGTGGGACGATAAGCACATTCTCAGCAGTTTCCATGCCTTGATAGTATTGTTCAAGATCAACACGACCTTTAAGTAAAGGAGATAGTTCTCCGCTAACGAAAGAACTTTGCAGGAATTTAGATTTAGCCATTAATGCCTCACATTAATAAATGGTTGGCTTCTCATTGGCTCGGTAGGATATTGTTGTGAGTCAGTGTAACGCGCCATACGAGATGCGTTCACATACTTGTTTGCATTGATCTCAGCAGATGCCGCACTGTCTCTTATAGACGGAGCAAAGTCCATTGCTAAGGCATACTCTATCATCTTAGCAAAGTAGACAGGCCATTCGCTTTCAGGAACATTCGCTGTGTAATCAATGTATAAAGGGCCAGATGTATTAGTGTACACCTTATCCCCATAGATTCTGTATCGTACTGCTGGGTCTAACTTAATGACGTTAATCAAGTCAGAAGGCAACTGAAACATATTTTGGTATTCAGTTCCTACAGGAGTCTCGGCAGTCATTGCTAGTTGTGCTGTACGTCTGGAGAATCCCCATCGGTACTTAGACATTTCGGACTGTACAATGTTGTCATATAGGTTATTAGCAACTGTCTCTGCTCTGCTATTACCGCTTAATGACGTAACTGGCAGATCGCCAATTAATATCAAGGCGTTAGAAATTAACTTAATCTTTTCTGCCATACTAACCTCTTTGAGAAAGGGGGCCGAAGCCCCCAATCAGTTTACCCAAAAACAACTTATACGTTATCTTTGTACTCAACTTTACAGATACCGTCAACATCACGTACGACAGCACCAGCTTTCATCATGCCGTTGCAGAGCCAAGAAGTCTTCTGTGCAACCCAATCCACAGAGGTCTTCATGTCAATACCAATAGCAAGTCCAACAGCGTCACGGCTAAAGAAGTATGAATCAACAGTGTTAGTTGTAACAGTCAATCCACCTTCAGCACGATCATCAAGAATGATGAACTGGAATCCAGCTAGGCTGTTTACGCCACCGCTAACAAGTGCTTTCACAGCTTGGTAGTCAGCAGAAGTTGCCTTCTCATCTTTCAAAAGACCGCCAAGTCCTGCACTGTTAATTGCGGCATACAAGTTAGCATTAGGAACAGCTTGACCACGCAATGCTACCTGTGCATCAATGACCTTAGCCATAGTCAGTCCTGTGCTACCGTGTGCAACAGTAGAAGAAGGAGTGATTGCATCAATAGCATCAATTACTAGCTGGTCACTACGACGACCCAAAGCGCCAGCGATAGTGTCTGCTAACTCTTGTTTCTCGTCAAAGTTTACTTCAGCTTGATCAAAGATGTCCGTGTACTCAGGAGCATTCCAGTTAGCAAGAGTTGCTACTGCAAAGTCATAGCTAATGCCCATAGGAACAACATCAGCAGAGGTTGCTTTTTGGTTAGCAAGTCCTTTGCCCATGTTACGGAATTTGTAGGTGTCGCCAACTACATTGTTACGGATTGTTACGGCAGGCTTCAATAGCCCTTTTTGTGCGTAGGCGTGTTTGACAAGACTGTCAAATTCAATCGACGCTACGGCTGATAGATTAGCACTCATAATGATTTCCTCGAAAAGAGTATTTAAAAAAAGTTTTCAAGGTTTTTGCTGAGTACCCAGTAAAAATGGTCAGCATTCAACCTAAATTTACTGGGCCTTTGGGAAAAGGGTATCCAGTGTACTGATTATACACCTTTTACCCCATATTAATCAATTACCTGAACCGCCCCACGCTTCCAACATATTCTGAATCTTGCGTTCGTGTTCTATATTTGTGCTTCTTAAGAAGTTTCCTTGGTCGTCTTTCTTAAACATTTCTGTCTCGATAGCTTCCCAAGATAGACCTTGAGGGTTATGCCCTCCTTCCATTGGCAGTTTAGCAGGAGCAGTAGCCTGTACTAACATTTCAACAAGTGCAATAGTATCTGCGCTCGTTACTAAGTCTCTTGCTTGCTCGTAAGTCTCTGGATCAAGGTTGTTCTTCATAAACCCTTCTACAGTCTTAATTCTTTCCTGAGCATTCTCTCCTAACTTCTCTAGCTCGTGTTCTTGATTAACCTCTTGCGCGGCATAATCTTGAGCAGACAATAGTTCCCATGCTTCCCCAAACGCATCAGCACCCATATTAGTCTTGGTAGCAAATGCTTCTAACTCCTGATACAAAGCATCATCACTTTCAATGCCTTCAGGGGGTGTGTAACCGTCTTTAGGAGTTCCTTTAAATCCACCGAATTTCTTTGATAACTCAGAATATCCTTTAGCTTGATCTGCTACAGACTTATATTTTGTATCTAGCCATTCGGGTACTTCACCAGTTCCTTTGATACCATCGGTTAAAAAATACTCACCTTCTGAAAGTTCTGGTGTAGCACTGTCTAACAAGGTATCGCTTTGTACAGCGGCTTGTTCTTCTGACATAACTTAGTCCTTATTTGATTTCAGCTTGTTTCATCTGATTGATTAAAAACTTAATTACCCCACCCTCACCATTGTGGTAAGCGGCTTCATAATTAATATTTTCTGAACCAAAAGAAGTATCGTTCTCATATACAAACCTTCTGGTCAGGTCTGCTAAGATACGCGCTCCATCATCAGTTGTAAAGACTCTGTGATATGCCTTAGCTAAGTCGTTAGCATTACGCTTACGTATTTCTGCTTGTTTTTTAGCAACTTCTGAGTCAGCAAGTTGATCAATATTTGACCAACTCATTGAATAGGCATCGGTGGTTGTGATGTCTTCATACCAGCTTGTGCGGCTTGCGCTCCTGCTTGTATTACTTGCGCTTTCTCAGTAGGTGTTCTTACTAGTTCAGCAGGCATTCCAGTCTTAGACGCTACCCATGTGCCAAAGTCTTCTTGCTTAAATCCAATCTTAGCTTGATCAGGGCCAGCATTCTGTAAGACAAACTGTACTGCTTGTTGGACATTAATGATGTCTTCAGCATCTTGTGCTTTAGCTAGAGGTGATAAGAACTTAATCTCAATGTCCCGCCCATCTAACTTCAAAGGCTGCAGTATTCCCCTACGTGTAAGGATGTGGACAACACGCTTGAGGATAGGAACAAGAACTTCTGTCTGTAATCGACCAAACGCACTACCGATTCTCTTAGCTAACTCTCTTGACTCTATGGCTACTTCTGTCGCAGAACGCACAGCACCAGTAGGATCGCGAAGATCGTTGAACAAAGCACGTTTAATTGCAGTCTGTAGCTCCTGCATTTCAAATTGCGCCAATGCTAAGTTAGCACCAGTGTCTAATCTCTGAATAGAAGGGTTAGATGAGTTGTTAGAACCAACTGGAATAACCACCCCTGGGCTTATAACTATATTGTAGGGGTTAGTCACGCCATCATCTGTAGCTGTATACATACCTGACAGGTCGATAGCGGCTTTCTGCAGTACAAATTCTTTTACTTTGTTTAGTGACCGTACATCAGGTAGTGCTTGTACAGCAGGGCCACGACCACGTATCTCACCAGAAACTTTAGAGTAACGACCAGTTACCCAAGGGCTTGAATCACCAAAGTCTTCTTTCCAGCTTATGCGGTCTTCACCTTTGACCCATACACAGCCATAGTATTTCTCAGACTTAGGCATATACACAACGCCTTCACTCAGTTCTACCTCTGCATCGGGCTGATTGTCTATTAAGTTTTGTACATTGTCTGAGGGTTTAAAGCCTCTCCATTGTCTTTTAAGGTTACGAGCCTTAACATTAAACCTACGCCAGTGTGTCTCAATAGAACCATACGGCCCTTCTTCAAACGCAATACCTTTCTGTGGGATAGCGTTAAACACTAATGGCATATTCGTGTTGTCAGTCTCATCAATACGTAACGTACCTGTACCGACTAAGAGATCAAGAGCATGCTCATAGAACTGTGTAGCAAAGTTAGATCGGTTAATAAAATCAAAAACAATGTCTGCTTGGTCTTCTAGGTTTTTTCTTATGTCTTCTTCAGAGACATCAAACTCACCAGTCTCTAATGCCTTAACAACACTAAGAGAAGGAGCAAAGGTTGCCCAGTTACTCCAGATAGGAGCAATGTTTTCTTGTAGCTTACTCGCTCCCTGCTGGATAGCTTCGATAGCAGTAGAGTCAAAGATACGATCCATCTTCTTTGAGCCAGTAGTATTAGAGTCAAACAAGTTTCTGTTAGGAAGAAAGTATTCATAGCAATCATCTAATAGGTCATACCATGATGCCATCTTGTTAAACGCTACAGACTCTCTGGTTTTTAAATCTTCTAATGATCCTAATTCTTTTGGCAGTTTCATTTATCTAGCCTTTCTTGTGGAATTGGGAGTTGCAGTATATCCTGCACCAGAGCGTAACCCAGAGCTTCCTGTGCTACCGCCTCCAAAGATACCAGCCCCAGCCCCAGTAAACCCTCTTGTTACACCTGATTGCCCACTAGCGCTAGGACCTTTTGCTAACAAGGATTTAGATCCTAGCTTACCACGAGCTAATGCCTTTAATCTTTTTTCATTTTCTTCCATCGTTTCATCGAGCATTCTACTTTGTCTTTCTACTCCAGCTTTTTCTTGTGCCGTAGGTTCTGGTGTTTTAGGCCGCTTCATGGTGACTCCTTAGATGCTTTAATAATTGATATGGCGTTAGAATGAAAGGATTGTTGATACCTAATATCTGTTTAGTATGACCTACACAAGTATTCAGCATAAATAATGATCTTCTGCATTCTCTGGGTATATAACTCTTCATTATATATTTACCCTCGATTATACTCTTTTGGTCTATTACAGTAAATAAATCGACGCTTTTGACTGATTTTCCGTAAATAATGAAAGAATTGGGCGTAGGTTTGACAATATAACAGTGCCTAATGCCTTTTTTTAAGAATTTTGACCACCATCTTTGCTGATCGTCTTCAAAAACAATATAAACCTTAGAAGACACTGACTTGTATCTTTGCTGTTACAGGTTTAGAAAACGTATCTGTACGTCTTAATGCGGCACGACCCTCGCCCTCACCTTGCAATGCGTACTCCAAAGCCTCAACAGGGTGTGAATATTCGTTCTTATCAGGCTCATCAGTGTATCTTTCCCCTGACGTCTGGACCCTACGGTAGCAGAAACCACCTTGTAGACCCTTGCGGATCATAGATGCTTTAGGTAGGACAATGAATCTAGGCTTACCATCCATACACATTTCTTTCATAGGGACTTCTAGCGCGGCTCTACGCTTCATAGGATCATTAGAGGCAGTAGGTTGACAGGGTATGCCTGCGGCTCGCATGATTTGGAACGGTGTTTCAGAGTTAGACTGGTTCTTATTGTTACCAGAGGGATCACCCCATCCTTTAAACGTGTGGTTAGGATAGACTTCTTCGATGTATCTTTTAAGACTAGGGGCAAAGTCAACAGCACCAGAGTCAGTCAACACGACTTCATCAAAGCATACCCAACGTCCTATGGCAGTTCTCTGCATAAACGCACAGGCTGGCGTACGTCCAAAGTCAAAGCCAAGGATAATAGGTTGGTCTTTAGTAGGCTCAAACTCCATGTGCTGACAGTGGACTGAATCAGTATACATAGGATGGACAGGTTTACCGTTAGACACAAAGCCGTATTCATTGGCTAGATTAACTTTAATCCAATCATCTGTCTTCCCCTGTAGTCCTCTTTTATAATATCCATCAGGAAGGTTAGCAAGGTTTTCCGCTTTTTCATTAATGATCCAACTCTCACCGTCTTTTAAAACCCCTCCCTGTTGTCTGTAGAATGCCCAGTCATCAGGTCTTTCTATCTCTGCTAGTTTAAAATACCAATGGTCTTCATCAGGGGCGTTACTATCTCCTATGATTCCATGATGTGTAGGACGCGCACCTTCCTTGTTAGAAGGGTATCTACCATGTCTAAGGTCTAACATGTCTAAAACAGCTTTAGCGTGTTCCTTAGTCTCGTTTAACCACACCCATGTAGTCTGTATACCCCTAGCTTTCTTAACGTGTTCAGGACGGTCGAACGCAATGAAGACAACATCACACTCTACTCTCGTGCCATCTTCTAGTTTAAATCGTATAAAGTGCGTAGGGGGTTCCTTGTTACCTTGTTTGAAGTCACCTAACTCCCCATGTATCTCCA